GCGAACTCCTTGTCCGCCTTCGCCTTCTTCGCCGCCTGCCTCGATGCATCGATGGCGGCCAGTTCAGCCAGCGTCAGCGGCCGCCCGCGCAGATCCACGAAGTCCTGCACATCGAACTTGCCCGCTCGCAGCAGCTTGCCGCGCGCCGGGCCTATGATCTCGTCCTGCACCGATGCGGGCTGGCGCTTCAGCCAGTCGGCGTAGGTCTCCCGCTGCGGCGGGGCGTAATCCTTGAGCACCTCGGTCACGATGGACCGGCAGCCAGGGTGCGCCGGGGGCCGTGGGCCGCTGTCAATTGGGTAGCGCTCGCCGTCGCGTGACCGGCAGATCCATGTGGTCCGGCTGTCCAGCACCGAGCGCCACTCCACCTCCTTCACGATGTCCGCATTCGCCTCTGCCGAAGCCTGCTGCACCGCGTTCGAGATGTGCGTGTTCGCCGTCCTGACCAGCGTCTGCGCCGAGCGCTTCGAGATGTCGACCGTCGCCCGGACGCGCTTCACCGCGTTCCCCAGGCTCTCGCCTTCAGTCCACGAGATGCGGAGCGCCTTGTCTACGCGCCGGCGGCCGCCCTCGCCCAGCTCAGTGAGCCAGTCGGACAGGATCGCCCCGTCCATCGGGCGCGACATGGCCGCCTGAAACGCAGCCTCACCCGTGAGCCGGTTTATGCCTGCCTCGATGCCCGCAGCGCGGAACTTCTCGGCGTGGAATTCTGCCTCCTTCGCGGCGCGGTCGCGGAACCGCGTGCTCAGCGAGTCGGTAATCTTCCTGTACGCCTCGCCCTGAATCGAGCGCGCGTCCTCAAGCAGGCTCTCAAGCTGCGCCCTGCGGCCCGGTGTGGCCCGTGCGAGGCGAGCGGCGATGTCTGCCTTCACCTCGTCTAGGAACTTCACCACCTCCTTAAGGTCCGCCGCTGTAGCCCGCTCTAAGGCGATCCGGTGGCGGACGACTGCGTCGAATATGGCTTGGTTCGGGTTGCCGTCTGGCACGCTACTTCATGCGGAAGATTGGCGAGCGGCCACGGGTCCAGCCGACCGGGTTGCCGCCTTGCGAGAAGGTAACGCTGGCCTCAATCACATAGCCATACTGAGCAGCGCGGCGCTTCATCTCGTCGGCATACTTCTGAGCAAGCGCACCCTCGGCCTCAAGAGCCTTTACGCGGGCCGCATTTCGCTCCCGCATGAAGGAGGCCTCCATATCCTTGAGCATCTGCTTGACCTGCTCCTTGGTAGCCTTCAGTTCGGGCATCAAGCCGCCTCCTCTATCTGTTCGTCCCCGGCACCATCGCCGTCATCCTCGCCGCCCGAAGGCCGGTCGATCATCGTCTCATCGATGCCCGCCTGCCAGTCGGCCTCGGTCATCTGCGGGTCGATCACGCCGCGCGATTTCATGTGCTCCATGAATACCGCCAGCGGCATCGTCCCGCTTTGCAAGCCCGCGCTCCACTCGGCCAGCTCGCCGGGCTGCAGGCCCTTCGGCAGGAAGTCCGTGTTCAGCGTGACCGCGATGTTCTCAGCCCCGCCAATCTTCGCCCACTCAGCGACCCAGCGCAGCACCTGCGTCAGCCCGTCCGCGCAGCTGTTGGCGATCCCGGCCAGCACCGAATGCTCGCCCGCGCGCTGGATGCGTGCCGTCTCGGTGGCGATCTGCGCGCCGCTTTCGTCTGCCAGGATACGCGCGCCGATGGCGGCCATGTCCCGGCGCTTTTCTTCCATGCTCTCCTTCAGCGCGCCCACGCCCTCGCCGGACATGGTGACGAGCTGCGCCGAGCCGTTCTCGCCCAGCACCACAGCGGTGCGCGAGCCCCAGCGGATCGGCGTCGGGTCTTCATCGCCCTTGTCGATCAGGCCCGCGATCACGAGCGTCGGACAGCCGCACCACTTCAGCGCCCATTGGCGCAGGGCGCTGTCGTTCAGGTGCGACTCGGACACGTTCACGAGTTCAAGCAGCGGTGGCTTGGACACCACCGAGGGGTCCAGCGAGTTCGGCCCGATGACCACCGCCGGGATGTACGTCATCGCCGCGCCGTTCATCTGGGGGAACCTGTCCGGCCCGACCTGCTCCCAGGCACCGGCCTGCGTGTTGCGGGCCTTCTCGGTCGTCTCGCGGAACACCCGCACCCGGTAGCGGCCCTTGAACAGGTCCAGCACGCGGACGTGCTCGATGATGTCCGTCTCCCACTCCGCACGCCGCCGATCACCTCGGAGCGCACCGCGAGAATATCCTCCCAGCCGTAGCCCTTCACGAACGGGCGCAGGCCCGAGCGCTCGGCTTCCAGCCGTGTCATGTCCGCCGCACCAGCAACATCGGGGTAGTCAACCAGCAGGCAATACCGGCCCGTCGCGCTCACCTCCTCGACAGTGGTGAACGCAACCCGCTGGAACGGCTCGCCGTCCGTGGTCAGGTCATCGAGGAACGTGTCGAACGCGGTGGGGTTGTCCGTGATCAGCGGCTCCGGCGTCATCACGAGGCCCGCGAAGGCGTCCAGCGTGCGGGGCACAGCGGGCAGGTAGTACGCCCCCTCGGAAAACTCCGTATAGTCGTCGTTGTCATGCCCGCCGAGGCGGCGCACGTAGCCCGTGACCTTGCCCGACACGAACGCGCGGACCTTCGTCACGTCATCGATGCCGGCGGCATACTCCGCCCCCGTCGAACGCGGCGAGCCTGTCGCTTGTTTCGTGTTCGCCGTGGTGACCATGTTATCCTAGCTTGACCGGCCGCAGCCGTGTGACTTCGCCCGTCAGCATCAGTTCGGTGAGCGCCCAGACGAGGGCGTCCACATCGTCAGGCGATCCCTCGCCCTGAAATCCGTCGCTGGTGAACAGCGTCATCTGCTCGTCCATCCGCCCGAACGGCGCCAGGTGCGACACCCGGCCCTGCTCATAGAGCGCCGCCACAGGCTCAGCCCTGACCGTCTTGCCCCGGCTCGCCGTGACCAGCTTCACCGGCACATTCTTCCGCACGGTCTGGATCACATGCCGGACCATCTCGCCGCCGAAGTTGCGCTCCGCCACGATGCAGTCCGCCTTCAGCTCGTCATAGAGCCGCACGGCCTCCTTGCCCCATTCATCGGGGGAGCCGCGCATCGTCTTGTTCGCCAGCACATGACCGTGCCCGAGGGCCTTGCAGACCCCGGCGCCGACGATGCCCTGACGGTCGCCCGTCTCGCCATCGCTGCCCGAGGGGTCCACGCCGATCACGATGCGCCGCATCGCCTCGATGGGCGGGGTCTCTTTCAGTTGCGCCGCGCGGATCATGTCCCACGTCCAGAGCGCGCCAGGCACGTCTTCCAGCAGCTCGGCGTAGAGTTCCTGCCGGCCGAGGCGTGTGCCTTCGTATTTCTGCCGCAGCTGCGTTGGTGACGCACACGCGCGGATCGTCGCCGAGGCGCAGGCCGAACAGGAGCTGGTCCCATGCGTCCTCATAGCGCCAGGAGCTGAGCTCGTCGCACCATGCCGCGTGGCATTGCGGGCCGCGCAGGCGGTTCGGTTCCTCGGCCGCAAATAGCTTGTACCGGCTGCCGTTCGTCAGGAACAGTTCGCCGAGGCTCCGGTTCCATGTGTCGATGCAGTCGTCAGGCAGCACGGACAGGAGGCCCGAGTCGCCCTCGATGCAGGTGTCGCGCGCGTCCGAATAGGTCGGCGCAACGATGTGGATGCGGCGGTTCGGGGCGCGCAGGCCCTCCCACTTTGCCCACTCGGCCCCGCCGCGTGTCTTTCCGAACCCGCGCCCGGCCTGCATCATCCAGACCAGCCATTGGCCGTCCGGTGCGAGCTGCTCAGGGCGGGCCTTCAGTAGCCAGTCAGCCCTGCTTTGCAGATCCGGCCTTGAGGCGAGCGAGTTCGTCAAGGAGTCCAGTGAGGTGTTCATCGGCCTTCAATATCGCCTCTGTCTGCACCGGCCCGCCGTCCGGCCCCTCAACGGTCTTGCGATCAATCAGGCCAAGTTCCTTGCCGATGATGTTGGCGTTCATGAGGTCAGCCGCTGCGGCGGTGAACTTCTGCTCCCAGATCACAGCCTTGATCTGCTCACAGACGAACTGGAAATCCTCGCGCTTGCAGTAGCTGTACCATGTAGACGGGTCGATACCGATGAACATGCACAGCCCGCGCTCGGTCATGGCCCGCATCTTCGTGATGTAGTCGCGGGTGACGCAGCCCTCGTAGGCGAACAGCTTCTCCTCGCGCAGCGGATTGGCCGCGCACCACTCGAAATATTCCTGAGCGACGATCCAGAGCAGCTCGGGCGACTCGAACCGGCGCGGTGCGCCCCGGCGAATCTTCCAAAGCGGCTCGGGGCCGTTCTTGGCCTTCGCCAAGCCTAGCCCCGCTTCCAGATCTTAGTCGACAGCACCCACTTCACCACGACCGCCGTGCCGGCGAGGGTCATGGCGAGGCCGGTCATCTGGTCCGTGAGCGGAATGCCGTCCTTCAGGAAGAACCCGCCCAGCACGTTGAACGCGAAGACCACGATGGCGAGGTCGATGATGCCCTCGATGATGGAGGGGAAGTTC